CCGAACCGATTTTATCGACAAGATTTTGCTGTACGCTTACCGTTAACGGGTAATACCAGAACTCAATCGTAAAATCGCCTGTCCCGAACGCTGTTGCAATGCCTGTACCTGAAGTATCAAGATAGTCACCCGACCCATCAAAATACCCGCTCGCCCCACCATACTTGCTCTGTGTTGTGCTGACTTGGGCATTTCCTGCCGCAGTTACTGCCAGTGCATTTGGCCCAGAATCCACAAAGCTGGTCGATCCATTCGTGCCATCCATACTTAACATGAGCGAAACGGCTGAATAGTAAGGGTCGCCACCCTCTATGACAATCCCTCCACCGCCACTACCGATACCCGTCTTTTTACGATTGCGGATAATATTGGCTAGCATTAGAAGTTTTGACCTCCAATGTAACCTTGCCAAGTCGTTCCACCATCAGAGGTAAAGAATGCAAACGAATCTACCTTGCCTATCGCAGATGTGATCGTTGGCGCAGTTCCACCCGCCCATTTAATCGACGCAGGCCAAGTGACTGAACGTGGTGTTCCGTCAGCGGTAAATATCAACGTAAATGAGCCACCGGAACCGCTTGCAGGAGGGTTGCTGATCGTCAGTGTGGTGATGGCAGCATTTAAACTGACCGTGAAGATATTCGATGTTTCGAGATTGAGCGTCAGCGTGCCGGATGAGATCGTTGGGCTGGAGACAGATTCGCTGTAATCACGAAGTTTGGCCCTGAACAGCTCGTTATCCTGTAGGTTTTGCGTGCCTGTAAAGGTGTTTGAGCCAAGACCCGCATAAGCGGTGGATACGATCAGAAAGCCGTTGGCATCAACCGAAACACCTGTTCCAAGTTTAACACCACCCAATTGAGAGGCAGACGCTACCGGGAGTGAATATGACGATCCCGAAGCACTGATCACACCGCTTGATATTGTGATGGTCGATCCATCCACCTTGACTCCACCGAGAACTGATGTCGATGCTGTGGGTAGGCTGTATGCGGCAGGAGCGCCTGTGAGATTGGCGTATGTGAAATTGCTTGACAGAAGCCTGGCATCTAACGCTGATTGCAAGCCTGTGACGTTAGCAATTGCGTGAGTATGACTGATGGTCGCATAGGTCGATGCCGCTGTGGTCGATGTGATGCCATCAGTGATTCCATAGCCCGAAAGCGTGGTCGGTGTAGAGGTAATATTTGAATACGGCAAACTTACTGTCGAGCCGCCGGATGTCGCTGACAAAACACCGTTTGATATCGAAAGGTTAGCGCCGATTTTGACGGATCCAAGGCGCGACTCGGTTGCGGGTTGTGGCTCGGCGTCCAAGTCGATCAATAGCCAGGTGATCCGCCCAGGATTGTTGGGAACCTTAATGGCCTTCCAGCCGGACCCGTTTGCCGATTTTGTGAGCGTCTTGGATCCCAGAAATTCCAAAATAGTGCTTCCGGTCAATGTGACAGAGGCACCAAGGACGTAAATGTAAGCAAAAGTGCCCTCAGTAGATTGCTGAAAGGATGCGTTAACAGGGTCTTCGTTTCTAGCAAAGTACAACACGTTTGACCGGCTGCCGACCTGGAAGCCTTGTACAACCGTTTGAGACTCTAGGGAGAAGTCTGCAAAAACTGCGCTCCCAAGCCGAAACTCCGGTCTACCCAAGCCTCCAGAAGCAGCAGTTAACGTCATGGGTTGATAAGTTAAGCACGCTTCACGAGGTGTGCCTGGGACGTACCAAGTGAATCCCGATGAGGATTGCGATGACAACGATGGAGTGAGTCCGAGTACGCCAAAATTAAACGACCCAGAAACAACACTTTCAATTCCGTCCGTGTATACAGCCAGGGAGGATGTAGGAGTCTTGCTCGCGGTCGAGGAGTCATGCATATAAGCGGTCATCGCCGCCGAGACCTCAAAGGTCATAGGATCCGCACGAGTTTCTGAGGCCGCTCGAAAGGTGTATCCTTCGGCCTCGTAACCAACTGACGCGCCCCAGAGAGACGTGCTGCCCAACTGACTACGCCCCGCAGCGACTGTGATATTCGCAACGACTGCTAAGTCTCCGGTGATGGTCTGGTTCGCGTAAACTAGCGGCAGGTTTGACCCGGTAGTGGTCTGGTGGAGCAGCGGCTGACCTGTGGGTAGGGCGGACAAGACCCCGCTGGATATGGATAGGTTCGCGCCAACAATGATGCCGCCGGAACTCGACGTGGTTGCATAAGGGGGCGTGAATGTGGCTGGCTTGCCTGTGATGTCTGACCAAGCGACCGTTGATCCAGTTCCGTTGCCCGATACCGTCACATCGAGAGTGCCGTCAGGCGCTATTGTCACTCCGTAACCCGGCTTAATTCCACCCAAAGTGGCAGCGGATGCGATCGGTGGCGGGAAGGTGCTTGGCTTTCCAGATAAGGTGGTCCATGTGACAGTTGTGTTTCCTCCACCACTGCCGGATCCGATAAGAGCGAAAGTGGATAGCGCTTTCCCCAGCGTCAAAACGCTATTGTCAGACCATGCTGTCACACCAGTCAATTCAAGCCTGTCCTTGGACTGAAACAGTGTGGTAAAGGCTGGTGTTCCGGTGATTGATGTTACGATTGTGCTAGAAGCGCCGTAAGAGTTCACCGCGTGCGAATACGCTTGATTCCATATTGCTGACGATCTGGAAACAAGGGTTCCACCAGCGGAAGCATTGGCCAGCACATAAAGACCGTTGGCCGTGGACAGGCCGATAACGTCCGATGGGATGTTGGCGTTGATGTACCCGCTTGAATCAATCGTGATTCGGCTTGTCGATAAAACCCTGACACCACCCAAAACGGAACTTGTCGCGATGGGGGGAGTGAACGATGTCGGCTTGTTAGCAATCGCAGACCAGTCGTGTGTGTGCGTGTCTGGCGTGAAAACCGATGGCTTGTTTAATACTTCCGTCCACTGCGGAGCGTACGAAATTGGCTTAAACGATGCCGTTGCCGTCGAGGTCAGCATATAGTTGCTGATCCCCGTGATATCTGTGGTGTTGTGCGTGTGGTTCGCAGGCGTGAATGTGGTTGGCTTGCTGAGGATGTCGCCCCAGCTATGAGTGTGGGTCAGGAGCGAATACTTGCCATCAGCCGTTGCGATGCTGATCTTGGCATCCAGAGCCGTTTGGAGGCCGGTGATCGAGGATATGACGTGACCGTGAGCAGTCGGGGCAAATGTGGTCGGCTTGCCTGTGATGTTCGCCCAAGCGATATAATCCGCCGATCCACCACCTGTGGAATTTCCAGCGGGGCCTTGTGGGCCAGTTTCGCCCGTGTCGCCTTTGACTCCCTGGATCCCCTGAATTCCCTGCTCGCCTTGCAAACCACGTTCGCCGGTATCGCCTTTATCGCCCTTTAAACCGTCCGTTCCGTTATTGCCAGGCAATCCCTGCAATCCACGTTCGCCCTGCAATCCCTGCTCGCCTTGCAAGCCACGTTCGCCGGTGTCGCCCTTATCGCCCTTTAATCCAGTCGATCCAGTGTCGCCTTTATCGCCTTTTAAGCCTTGCTGGCCAGCCTCGCCTTGGATTCCCTGCAAACCCTGCAATCCACGTTCGCCAGTGTCGCCTTTAACGCCCTGCAAACCTTGACTTCCAGTTGCCCCGGCTGGCCCAGTGTCGCCTTGAACCCCTTGGATTCCTTGGATTCCCTGCGGACCTGTGACACTGACTCCATCGTTGCCGGTGTCGCCCTTGTCGCCTTTGACGCCTTGGATTCCTTGGATGCCCTGCAATCCACGTTCGCCCGTGTCACCCTTGTCGCCAGTGTCGCCTTTATCGCCCTTTAAACCTTGTAAGCCACGTTCGCCGGTGTCACCCTTTACGCCTTGTAGCCCAGTTTCGCCCTGGACGCCTTGAACCCCTTGGATTCCCTGAACACCTTGATCCCCTTGGACGCCCTGCAAGCCGCGTTCGCCTTGGAATCCACGGTCTCCAGTGTCGCCCCTATCGCCCTTTGCGCCCGGTGTACCGTTCACACCGATTACACCGTCTACACCTGGTACACCTTGCAAACCACGTTCGCCGGTGTCGCCCTTGTCGCCCTTGGGACCAACGATAATCGACAATCCATCAATCTCGCTGGCTGGATGCCGGTGAGCAGATGGCGGAAAAGTCGTTGGTTTGCCAGTGATGTTGGCCCAAACGTCTCCATAGTGATTGACGATGGAAACTGGACCAGGCTTGACGATCACACTGGCTTTGCCTGGTGTAATCTTGACCGTAAATGATGGTGTCGGATTAACAGGCACAGGAGCCACCTTTCGAGTTAATCGCGATTTCACCAATCACGGGAGTCTGCCGAACACCTGCGGAAGTCACCCACTTGAAACGATAGGCAGCAGATCCACCTTCCGCGATCTTGGCCGCGTCGGTATCTGCAAAGCTGACCAGCACCACACCATTGACCGCACTGGAGACCACGACAGAACCGTCCACAGCACCCGTTTTCAGGTAGAGCGTAACGGAGAATGTGTATCCTGTGAGATTCAGCGGAACATCTGTTCCGTTCGTGCCTTCAGTCGTGAAACTGAGCGAGAACTTGACAGAGTCGCCCAGCTCAAAAGCCGCGTTCACAATTCCAGCAGTCTGGTCAATTTCAATCTGGCTCATTCGGTTTCACCTTCCTGCGGATCTTCAGTTTCGGGATCACTGACTTCCGCTTCTGGATCCATCATGGGTGCGTTATCTTGAGCCTGAGCCAGTGCCGGTGGTGTTGTGATCTGTGTGACCTGTGCCGCAGCTGTGGCTTCAGCAATCAAATCTTCGTTGATCTCTTCCAGCTTCTCGCGAGCCTGTTCCAGCGTTATGCCCTGAATCTCTGCGATTGCACCGGCCTTACTTTGCAGACCATTGAGCAATTCAAACTGGATGTGAGCATCATTGTCAGGACCAGGGCGATTCTTGATAGATCGGCCCCAGTTCATCACTAAGTCGAAGTCGGTCTCGATCACTTTGGAGATCGGTGTGTTTCCGCCCAGATAAACATGGGATGCCATCAACGTGACTGCGGCCAGATCCTGCTCGTACTGAGCCAGCGCCTCTTGCCTGCGTTCAGCCGCTTCCAGAAGGGGCAACTGCTCTGAAACGATCGCCACTCCAGATGATGCTGATTGGCCTTTCATCCGCCAGGCAGATTCAGGGATCCCCAGCGTATCGGCGAACATGGTCATATCCCAATCGAGCTGATCCCGGTCGGACTGGAGATAGGACAGGTCACAATAGGCGTATTCAATAGATGGCTCAGGACCATCGCCAAGCTGATTTAAGACCGGAGACATGCGTAACATATCCCCGGCCTGATATTGCCGTGGAATTACGAAATCAGAACGAACATTTCGCGCTTGCAAAATCGGTCGTTGATTCAGGATGTCGTCATTCTGCTTCCACAATCTCGTTGTGAGCGACTCCTGAAACATCTGCATCGTATCGCCTAACGATGGTGTCCAGAATTCACCCGTTGGCCGTTTCCACCACACGAACGAGAATGGCACAAACCCCAGCCAGTTCTCTTCATCACTGACCTGTTTATAAGTCACACCGTCCCAAGGTTGATCGGCGTTGAACTTGTCGGTCTGGTAGGTCACCAGTCGTTCCGATGTCCAGATTCGTAACCGGCGTTGCTGGTCATAGAAATCAATCGTTCCTACCGCCCAAGGCATCGTTGGTTTGTCAGGATGGCACCACACAACGAACTGATCTGCTGGCCAGATCCGGTGTGATACTGCGGGCTGTTGCAGTGCCAGAAACGACTCAGTTTCCGCGTCCGTCAGTGGCTCTTTAATCTCGACCTGAATCGCACAAACACCGCCTACGATCGCGTAGCGGTTGGCCTCGGTCATGATGTTGTCGATATTGGACTTAGAATAAACCGTCTCTAAATATTCGGTGATGTCAGGCTGGTCAGGAATCGTTCGTTTTGGTTTGCCTGCGTATAGGTGCTTGGTGAGCAGATCAATCCACGATTCCATCACGTTGGTCGTGCGAGCTGACTCCATCCGCAAGTTCTGCTCTCTGGAGATCGCGGCCAAGAATGGCTTGATGTTGCCTTCGTACCACTGCCGGTTTCGCCAAGAGTCTGTCAGTCTGGCCTTTTCGTTCTTGAGGCCGTTGGTAACCTCTTTATCAATCTTGCCAAAGTCCAGAGCCGCTGTCCGTGGCTTTCTGCGCGAAATATCGGATGAGACCAGGCTAAGCCCGTTACTCCCGATCGGTCCCAAGTTTTCTGATGTGGCGAGCAAGCTCATTGCAGTTGGTCCGTTCTCAGCAGTCCACCATGGCAAAACTCATCATGAGGCTGTCCGCAAAGTCAGGCGAATGCCCAATCTTGCTGATGATGTCATCTTTTTTGGCGATCGCGATTTTGTCTTTCGCGGTCATCGAATAGGTTGTCGCCTGCAATTCCTTCCGCATCCTCATTCCGATGTGCGGCGGGATGTGGAAGGTCTCAGGCGTCACGGATGGATTGAGGCGTCGTCTCAAGGCCCAATAGGTCGCTGATCTCAGGTTCTCAAACTTGGCGTTTGTGCCATGACCACCCTGAAAACCGACCGCACCCTTCAGCCCCGCGTTGGCCAGCAGAACGTTAAAAGTTTCGCCCATGCCGGTCGCGTCATAGATCACCCTGAAAGGTGGAATCCCATAGCTCGCGGCCATGTTCGCGGCCCTTCTGGCCCAATCATCAATCGGTGTGTTGTTGGACGATTCCAGCTCCAGCACGCCCAGGTTGTCGCGAATCAGAATCGTTGAACTGTCGCCACCTCGACCGGATGCAATGTCTACCGCCATCACCAGCGGTCCACAGTCAGGCCCATAGTTTCGGTTCGGTGCTGGAGCATTGATACAACGGTCCAGCCACGTTCGATCAATTAACTGGCCTTCAGAGCTATCCGGAAACTTGGCTTCAACATGCGACAACCACCAAGGCGAATCCTCACCGTAATCGCGTCTTGACCGATCGAGAAAATCAAGATCGGCCAGCCCTGTCGGTGATCGCTGAACACCAGCTCGGACTGGTGGAGTATCGCAAGACCGTATCCGCACCAAAGAAGTGTCTTTATCAGGATCGAGTTCCTGCCTGACACATCGCTCGTAAAACACCCCAGAGGAAACCAGAGGATTCCCAATCATGATCACAAGCGATGGATTCAGCGAGTTCAGCGCCGATATCCGGTCGTCTTCCACACCAGAGGCCTCATCAATGATCACCAGCAGGTTTTCAGCGTGGTGACCAGATGCCCCTTCAACGGTGCTGGTAGATATCCCAATGGCGTAAGAATCTTTCGACTTCTCAATCAGCAGTGGTTGCCTGGTGATCCGTGGCGATGTCAGGAAGTCGCAGCTTCGGCGTTCATAAGCGTTAAAAATGGCTCGCCAGAGCACGTTCGCCAATTGGTCGTAAGTTGGTGCTGTCGTGACCACAACACCTTTAGGATGGGCTGTCAGATACCAAAGCACAAGGCCTGCCACACACCAACTCTTGCCTGTCGCGTTTCCTGATGGGACAAGAATCGTTTTCTTCTTCTCTCGAATCGCTTTACAGATTTCGAGTTGCTTGTCCCAGTAAGGGTGTCGCCCAAGAATGTGCTGGTTAAAAGCAGCAGGCGACTCACGAACCGCTTGGGCTATCTTCTTTTCCGATAGCATCAATATCGAGTTCCTGAATCACGTCTTGGAGTGTCCGCTTGGTGTCAATCTCAACGGAGTTGTTCACCTTGCCGTCAAGTCGATCGTAAATCTCTTTCCAGTAACGGAAATCGCCATTGATCGCCTCTTGGATACCTCGCTCAACCAACTCTTGAAGAATCTTGGGATTGGATTCGATCAATTTCCCTAATGCTTCCTGCATAGAGTTTTTCTTTGGCCTACCGCTAGGATTTCCGGACACACCTTTGGGAAACGGCTTCAGGTTTTTGAGGTTGGCCATTTCACTGTTTCTCGCTATTAGCAGTGGAATCGAAATCTGTCGTCAAGGAGCGTCCTTTAGTCCCGGTGGCCTAGCGCCATGATTCCCCCGTCCAGGTTTATCAATCACACCCTTCCGCCGCATTCTCTGCATCAAAGCGCGTTGCTTGATCGCAATGTTCCGAAACTTGGCCCAAAAGGCCATGAGTTCCGTTTGTTCTGTCATGGCTCGTTTGATGGCCTGGTCCAGTTGTTTACTGGCTCTGGTGCAGGATAAGCAAATTGCATAACGATGCTGTTCAACCTTCCGCCCATCAACACAATGAGGACAGGGTTGATTCGGCGTACCTTCCGTCCAACCAGAGGCGTCAACACCTATCAAAACAGGTTGTACGCCATGGATCGAGCGGATAAGTCGCCTTGTGATGTTCTGGTCGATTTCCCCATCCGTGGGAGCGATCGAGTCTGAACCTAATGGTTCATTCATATCTTGACGATAATCACAGGAGGTACCGACCGTCAATAGGGTGCTCAAGATTTTGTACCTCCAGCCTCTAATCTGGTAACAACCTCATCAAGCGTTTCATCACGTGCCTTACCTTCCGCAAACTCGATGTACGCTCGATACATCCGGTCGCCCTTCAACTCTGAATAATCAAACTCAGCCGCCATCATCCGAAACGCCTTGTCCACGACCTGCAAACGCTTCCACAGCGACAGGGCAACCGCCTTACCTTCACCGTGTGGTAGAGCTGCGATATCATCAAGCGTTATCATAGTTTTCCCTATCAAAGATGCCTTCGTATGGTGATACTCGTGAGCTTTCGACAACCTCTTCAAGCGATTCAGTAATATGTTGAATACAGGCTGCTTTGGCTTGCTTTAGACAGTCAAATTCGCCAGCCCAAGAGCCTTCGTTCAACTCATCCCAAGAAAGTTCTTCCGGCGGTCTGTCTTTCAGACTTCCAGTGCTTGCAAAATAGTTAGTGTTGTCAAAAGACAACTCAATATGCGCCCAATACTTGTCGTGGGATAGGGTCCAGCTTGTGCCATCAGTTGTGCACCATCTTTGCTCGATCATGTGCTTGCCTCTTCTTGTCTTTCTTGCGTCTCTCTGTGTCCACCATAGCCAGAACCACTGGTATGATTTCATTTATAAAGTATTTGCTTTCGTCTTTCGTTCTTATCGCTTGAGAAAGCCAGAATGCTTCTGCCGCTTGATCTGTCTCGGCTTCACCTTCTTTATTCCCGCGTCGAAATCTGTGTTCCATCGCACTCACAATGCAGTGATAAACTTCATGTGACACTCGCGGTTTCAACCAGGCTGCAAGTTCGTTGTTGGCAAAGTCGATAAACTCGCGACCACTGGCCAGCAGATAGTAATCAGGACAGCCCATCAATCATCCTCCTTCTGAATTTCAATGACCTTATAAGCATGTTTAGCCTTTCTGTTTTGATGGTATCCATTCAAATACCGATTCGGTTTTACTGGGATACCAGTCACGGATCGTTGGCCTTTGGCACTAGCCATCAGTTCGGTGATTGCTGGATATCCGTGATTCGATGTGTTGCCGTTTGAGCGATCATCCAAGATGGCATTCGCGTGCATCCGCTCATATTCCGTGCCGATTCGCTTCAGCTCCAATAACTGATGCTGTGGCATGACTTCCATTTCAGTTCGCGAGTATTTGATCTCAGGCCGTTTGGATGATTTTGGATATTTCATAAGACTTTTGACACCGTTACATCTGCCGAATCTATTAAACCCCACCGCTTAGATACAGCCCCCGATATTACCTGACTATCATCCTTCCAAAGAACACCCGTAAAAGCATCTTCAATGCATCTTAATAGTTTTGTCCTGTCTGGCTTTTGTGTATGCCAAATAGGTGCGGAAGATTTTAATATGCTAGATTTTGAGCCTGTTCCAAAATGGGATAAAGGCCGAGCAAAAGTAAAAAACACGGCAAGAGTCACAGCTTCAGATGTGCATTCCCAATTAACTGACTTTGCAGCAGCGATTGCTGCTCTTTTGCTGGTGGCCTGCCACTTTGCTTTTCCTTTCGCGGTATCAATGACCACGATTCTACCAGTGACTCTGTGCTTAAACGCCTTCTTGGAGCCTGATGGCGATGGCTTGCCTAGGATGGTAAAGGATATTTCACTCATACCTTTCTCCAGATCGTTTCAATCCCTTGATCAGTCGCCGTATAATCGCCAAAAATGTTTGGAGATTCAGCCTGCAACACGTCTAGGACTGCAATTGCCAGTCGTTGAATTTCAGCGTCCGCATGGATCGAGCCACGCAACTCCAAGAAGTGCCGCCATGCTCTGGCGTTTCCAGTGACAAAGATCTTTGTTTCAGTGCAGTTTGGCAGGACAGCACGAGCGGTTTCCCTAGCTCGTTTGCGTCTCAGTGTTGAATTGTCGATGTCGGCAAAATCGTTGTATTCCAGCGTCTCAATTAGCGACTCGTAAGATGCTAAAGATAAAGCAATATTACTTGTCCAAACCAGTTCAGCGGAGCTGTCAGGCTTGATACCAGGTGGACGCACAAATGAGACCTTGTCCACATATCGTTGACTGAGCTGTGAATAACTCATACCAGCACGATGCCTGACCAGCTCGTGAGTTAGTGACCTGCTCACACCAGTGAAAATCATCGAATAGACAGCATGCTCCAAAACGGAGCCATGTCCGACTTCCAAGATGTGATTGATGTAAGCCTGGTTCCCTCCTGGTCGCGGCTTGGCGAAGCTCATATAGCACAATCGGCCAGCAATCTCGACCAGAGCTTCGCTATCCGATTGGGCCGTAGTCGAAAACTCCGGCACGTCATGGTCGCCTAAAAAGCGATCCATTTCGGTTACGCTGCCAAGCTGTTTGCCGACCAGGTAGACCGATGGTTTTGTGATAATATTCACGCTTCGACCTTTGCATATCCTGCGGGTATGTTTTGGTAATACAGATTGGAGTTTCGAGCCTCTAATCGCATCAAGGGCTTCTTTGGCCAAGTCAACCTGGCGTGAAATACAGCATGTTGAATTACGCTAAAAACCTCTTGAAACCGAGCCTCATTAAATTCTGGATCTTCAGCCGGAATGAATTCAACAGTCTCAGGCTCAGGAGGATAGCATCGAGGGCATTCACCCTCAGACTCTGAAAACGTGTTGCGACATTCAGCACAATGATAAACAGGCCCCGTTTTCCTCTTGGCCTTTGCCTCTTTAACATCACGACTGTTAATCGTGTCGCGGCCTTGCTCGGCGGCAATCGCTTTGGCTTGCTCTGCCACGCTGGGACGATCTTCAGCAGGAACTGAGATGAACTCGCGTGCTGTCTTCTCGTTAGGAATGTCAACCGTGGTTGACAAGCCACTTGCGATCTCAGCCGATTGGATTTGAAGCGAAGCAAACTGGCGGGTGAATCCCCACTTGCTCTGACAATATTCCTCGAAAGTGTCAAACTCGCCTCGATAAAGCCGACTCACCCTGATTTCCATCAATGCTGTTCCGACTTCAACGAATGCTTGTTTGCCGCGATTAATGACGGTTTCAAGCTGTTGCAGCTTTGTTTGTTCAAGCTCGCTTAATGATCCAGCAATAAACGCAGGATCAACTATATTAATTTCAGATTCATTCACTGGTGACAACTCCATTATTCCGTTGTTTCGCTTCCCACACTTCCAGCCGATCCACATTAATTTCGCGGGGCGCTTCGATGCCCAGCTTGATCTTGTCGCCGCGAATTTCGACGACTGTGACGATGTGGCCGTCAATGATGATGGATTCATTTTTCTTCCGTGATAAAACCAGCATTGCTGTAACCTCCGTGATGCGTTGTTTGAATGCCGGGGGTTGGTCGCCCCCGGCGCGAGTATGATAGGTCAACTCCCCCTGGTATCCTTGTGAGTCCGGCAGGCTGATTGCCCACGAACAAACTCGAATCAACCAACTAGGAGTCTGTCAGCAGGCTGGATTTAGCCCCTGACAAGTCGCGTGTAGGAATCGAACCTACCGAAAGCCCTATTGGTAAGGGCTATTGCCCAGCCGCGACAAATTGCCATCCGTGGCAGCGGTCACCATCCATGAATCCCGTTTGACATCTGCTCATTACTGATCGCGCTCATGAAACTCGCCACAGATGCCACCGCCTCAACGACTTTCAGGAGTGCAAGTCTCACCAACTCTTAGCGGCCTGACGGGATTGATTCGTCGCAGCACTCGTCCACTGCTGTGACCTTGGGTAAAACCACGCGATTGGATGAGCCTCGAAAGCCTCTGATGGCTCTGATCACATCCAGTGCAAACCGTTCCACAACTGCCGATTCCTGATCGTCCAGAAATTCGCCTGGCGAAATGGTCAGGATCGGATTCGTTTGCTTTTTGAACCTGTCCATCTCGTCGTGAATGAACTCTAAATCTGTCTTAGTCATGATTAATCCTTGGAGTCTGGGTAAGGTGACCACCGGCCTAGCGCCTGTGATTCACTTTCAAGAAAATCGTTGCCGTCTTTGTCTTTACCAACACTCACCAGCTTTTCAGGTGAGTAAGGCGAGCTTTCCCAATCGAGCTTTTCTTCTGACCAATCTGGATGTTCCGCCCTCAGTGTCGCCCTGGTCGCGAGCAGCTCGGCCTCAAGCAACTTCCGCCAGCGAATATTGTGAGGTCTCAGATATGCCGGATCGGCTGATCTCACACCGTCCATAAATGAAAGCAGTCGTTCGCGGTGCCTGGCTCGCTCAGATCCCGCCAGAACAGATTGACCTGTTCTGGCAGCAAAGATGATTTGCAGAGAAGTCACCATCAGAAAGGCACCCCATCAACTTCATCGTGTGGATCAAAGGCATGGCCATTTGTGCGAGTCTGGTCAAGATGTTGTTTCATGGCCCGATCCGCATCAGTCTCAGTCACTCCACCACCTGGCCGAACTTGCATCCGGCCTCTCAGGTGTGGTGCAATCTCCACAGATTTGGGAAGGTCCGATAAAGGATTGAAACCTGTGGATCCGCCAAACGATTCGCCATCGGCCAACTTCATAAAGGCGACCAGGTAAAGAGATACGCCAATATTTTTTGTCACTTTATAGGTGGCCGGTGTCACCAGCATCTGACCGATACAGCCACCGTAGTTTTCATTCAGGTTTGTGATCGGCCTGCCGTGCCTGTCAATCACCATAGGTGGCTTTGATTCGCCTGTGCTGGCCGATATCACCCAACAACCTGATTCAGCATGGCCGGTCTTAAGATTGCCATCCTTATCAAGCAACTTGTCACCATCTTTGATCGGACAATTTGTGTGGGTCGTCAGCTTCCGGTATTGTTGGCCGAAAGCAATTTCAGAGATCCGTTGCATCTCGGCAATCAGCTCATCTGGCATCTCAGACTTAAGCAGCAAAATGTTGGCCTGATAAAACAGCCTGTTTTGCTTGTACTCGTTGGGCTTGGCCTCAAAGAGATTTGGGTAGCTCAGGATGCCTTGTGGCGTCCATGTCTTTTGTCCGTATACGGATTCGGTCTTGGTTGCTGTGCTCATCTGTCAGGTCCTTTTGAATACTTTTGAAGACTTTTGAAAACTGTTGAAGACTTTTAGAACTCACCTGGGCCGAAGGGAGGTTCGGCCCAGGGTGCTGGAGAGTCACACCAATGAAGGTGCTCTGTTTGCTATCGCAGCCTTTGCGGTGCGGATAGCGTGTTCGACAATGTGCGGGCGGACTTTTGGTGATCCGTCTTCTTCGAGCCATCTCAGTTCGGACTCGATCCAATCGAGTTTCTGGCCAGCTTCGGCGAGCGTAATAAATTTCAGGATCCATCGACATTCGTCAATTGTGTCCTTTGCTTTCTCCAGTCTTTCCGGTAGGACACGGTTGATCAGCTTTTGTTGCTCCCAAGTGCGTGCAACAATGTCACGCAGCTCGGCTTTAACGCAGTCGGTTTCGGTGCTCATCAGATTGACTCCAGTAATGCTTCAGAGGATTTGACTTCCGATCGCAGGACAGCAACGTCATGTGGTGTCATGGGCGATCCGTAAGAATCAGACAAAGAAAGCGGAATGTGAGCCGCCCAAGTAAGCGTTGTCAGTTGGCTCTTGAGGCTGATAATTTTGACCTCCAATGCCTTTAGGTCGGCTTGTGTAACGCTCATCGGTCGTCTCCCATGGCCAGGCTACGAACCTTTGAACAACTGATCATGGCTTGTGAAAGAAGAACTCTGGCTTCCTCAATCGTGGTCTGAGGACGATCGAGCAGGTTGTTGATGGCTTGCAGGTCCTGATAGTTCAGGTCCAACCATCTGGCTCGGTTCTCTTCACGCGATTGACGATCGAGGCGGAACCGATCGGAAAGTTCGTTGGCCATGCGCTCTTCCTCCACCTGGTGGTTGTCATAATCCCTCAGCCCGTCACGAAGACGGGTCTGATGGTCAGCAGATAGATCTTGATCAAGTAAGGTGTTCATTTCGGTGACTCCAGCAAAGAGTTGTTTGGGTAAATTCAGAACCAGCCACGGACAAGACGGATAACAAGACTGGCGTTGTCTTTTGTAAGTGCCTTCAACCGGCGAGCCGTATCCACTCCCATGTAATCACGGTCGGACAGGCAGAACCTTTGATGGGTCAGGTGCGACATCAAAGCAGCACGCTGATCAGAGTTGAGAAGTTGACGACCTTTAGGGGCTTGTGTTGCGATCATTTCGGTGACTCCAGCAAAGAGTTGGTTAGTGATAGTTCGAAGTTTGTTACTTCGAACAGGTGTATATTAACGTTCGTGTTCGAAATGTCAATATATCAAAGTTCGAAGTTTTGGATATTTTTTTTGTCGGCGGGCCTCTGGGTTTGCACTTTTCTCAGATTTTTCTCAAGGGGTCTTTTCTCAAGCCATTCTCAAGAGGCTTTGAGAATTCTCAAGAAGTTTGTAAGTCTTTGACTGGTAACATTCTCAACTTTTCTCAAGCCATTCTCAGACCACTTTTCTCAAGCTCAAGGGGGTATATATATATCCCTTGAGAATTGAACCTGAGAACCAATTTGAGAATGGATCCTTAGTCGGTTTCAGGAGGGATCGCATAGACGGCAATCGTTTTGCCTGTGAAGGTTTCTTTTTGGATTTCAAGGATAACGTTCTCTGCGACCATCTCTTTAATCACCCGATAGACTGTTTTGTCGGAGTGCCCTTTTTCAGATAGCGCATCCACCAAGGTTTTGCGGGTCGGCTCAGCGCCGGGATATCGGCGCAGGTATGCGGCAATCGCGTCTGCGGCACGACCTGAGGCAGACTTGCTTTTAGAATCACCATCCTCGGCGTGAGCGGAAGAATACTCCCATCCACATTCACCCTGACGGCCTTGGATCACTGGCAAGGCAAATCTATTCCACCTAGCCTTTACGGACTTGATGGTGATGCTCTGTTCGTCGTGGTCGTCTGCTTCCATGCGGATAACATGGTCACAAGTCCGGCCCATCGCTCGTCCCCATGTTTCGCCCTGGCTGTTCAAGTGGCCGACCAGAACAACAGCCACATTCATTTCGCGAGCCAGTTCACGAAGTGGTGATGCGATTTTGGCGACCTCCTGCGGATCAACCAGAGGTCTTGAGGAAGCGGCCATCAGGGTGTCGATCACCACCAGGCCAATCTTGTATCGCTCACACCAAAGGCGAATGATTGCGATGGTTTTGGGATCATCCAGATTCGTGAAACCATACGGATCGTTCTTTGGTCCCGTGAAGATCACGTTCTCTGGGTCGATCCCAAATGACTCGCTACACATCGCGACCTGGTCCCAGTGACTGTCAGCAGCGACAAAAAGAATCTTTGAATCAATGTCCATGGAAATGCTCGTGCCGTCAGGCCACTTCAGATCATTGGACCACCTGCGACAAAGATCCATAAGCCATCGCGTCTTACCAGTGCCTTCTTTACCTTCGACCAGGTGCAAGCCACGTTTGACAAACCAGCCTACGTTGGTTTCTGGGTTGCCCCAAAGCCAAGTGCGTTCTTTCATGAGATCAAGAATGTCTCGTGCGTTGGAAGCGTCCGGCATGCCTTCAAAGAATTCCATGGGCACAGGCTCAACTGATAGTTGTGGCGGAGCTGCTCCGTTGGCCTTGGCAATCTGGATGAGACTTCCGAACCGGATCTGCTTATCACCGTCAGTCCGTTTGAACGATCTCACCTTGACTCCACATTCGCCATCAACGTGCTTGTCATGACGTGCGGACCATTCCTCCCAAAGTTCAGCACCCTCTTCGCCAAACTTGTGAGTTAGCGCCATGCCGACAGCCAACCATTTGTCATAGTCGGCAAGTTCAGTATCCAGATACCCTTGAGCAAGTACCGTTTTCGCCCATTCGTAATCGCTGGAGACATTGCCGATGACTTTCGACGGTTCATCCTTTGCCTTCTCTGGTCGAGTGAGTGCACGCAAGATGGCTTGCTCTGCCGATTCAGGCAACGGGATTGGCTCCATAGGGATGGATATCCGTTTGCCTTCGCTTGGAGCACAGGCAACTTGACTCCCTTTGTCCGCCAATCCCACAAAGATTTCGATTGCGTCTCCTGACGGAAGATAAATCTTCAGTTTGCCTTCACGGTTCCAAGCCTTCATGATCGAGTCTGTGACCACAAACCAGACGTGAGCGCCCCCCTCAGTTCTGGACACCATCGAACGTGGCCAGTCGTCGGACCCAAACAAA